GCCCGAGCTGCCGATCTTGGCGGAGTCGCCCGAGCTGCCGATCTTGGCGGAGTCGCCCGAGCTGCCGATCTGGGCGTAGTCGCCCGAGCTGCCGATCTTGGCGGAGTAGCCCGAGCTGCCGATCTGGGCGTAGTCGCCCGAGCTGCCGATCTGGGCGTAGTTGCCCGAGCTGCCGATCTTGGCGGAGTCGCCCGAGCTGCCGATCTGGGCGGAGTTGCCGGTGGTAACATCACTCTTCGGCATATTGACGATTGTCTGCTCCTTCGTGTAGTCGATGCAGGCCTTGATAAACCCAGCAAAACTCAGCTTCGCGCCGATATGCAGCTTTTTCGTCGCAAATTTTCCATCAGAGCCGGATATCGGCTGGTCAAGTGCCTTGACCTCTGCAAAATCCGAAAACTTCCCGCTCTCATCAACAAGATCGTAAAAGTTCAGAACATCAAAAGGATTGACGCAGTAGTGCATCATGCCTTTCTCACAGATCTTTTCGCCCACTTCTTCGTAGTCGGTGTTCTCGGCATACTGCTTATCCCTGCAGATCATACCGGGCTTAAACGCCTTGTAGCCTTTCGCGTTATCCATCCTTATCCTCCTTATTTTCGATCACGGCCCCCGTGGCCGTGTCTGTGATCAGTTCTCCCGGGATCTCCAGCGGGCAGTACATCCCGCGGAGCTGCCCGCTCGTCAGATACTCCCCCGTCCGTCTGCACTGCCTGCGGCTGTACGTTTCCAGCAGCGGACATAGACTGCATTCGACATGCCCGGCCGGGAAGAAGACCGACACCCGGCATTCAAACGGGATATAAACTTCATCCTTCATGGCGTACCCTCTCAAACAGCAGCGCGTTCGCGATCTCGTCTACGCTGTAGGTATCGGAGACGTATTCCAGCATGCATTCCGCGTGTACAAGGACCGTATCGCAGACGAAAGCTTCCTCGCCCTCGCGGACTTCCTCCTGGCAGTGCGCGCATGTTCCGATGACAGCCGGTTCCTTCTCCTGAATGCCGAGGTAGAGGTTATCAAGCGGTAATGCCATTGCATAATGCCTCCCTCCGGATCAGCTCCTCACAAAAGCTCTGCACAGTGGCGTAGCCGTTCTTTTTCAGCAGCCGGTCGAGGATCTTCGCCTGCTCGTCCGTCAAGCGGAAGTAATACCGGTTTGTCTTCTTTCGCCGGTCGGCGCGGTTCTTCGGCGCGTCCAGTGCCTTGATGGAGGCCGCAGCCTCCGGCACGAGCTGAACGCCGTATTTCTCCGGCGCCTCACACTGCGAAAGCAGGCATTTGTTAAACTTCGGGTAGTCGGCCCGAACCGCCTCGACACAGGCCTTTGCGCCGTGCCGGACGCGGGAATCCGTTAAACTTGACATAGGTTCCTTTCTGGCTTATAATAGAAGCCGACATAATGTCCTTTCATTTCGGCCTCTGTCGCGTTGCAGCGCGGCAGGGGTCATTTCTTTTTCTGTTTGCCTGTGCGCTCCCGGATAAGCCTGCAGGTCGCGTCCCACTGCGCAAAAATGATCTCGGCGTAAATGCCGCAGGTGTAGCGGTCGTCTTCCGGGCGGCATCCGCGCTTCTGGCCCAGCATCTCGCAGACCTCGCAAGGCGTCATCAGCAGCGCCTTTTCTTTAATATCCATCACAGCAGCCCGAACAGCGTTGTCCCCAGCGCGATCGCGCCGATCACGATTGCTTCATTTGTCATGTCCGCCCCGCAGGCCAGCACGGACAGCATCAGCGCCGCACCGCCGATCCACAGGCACATACTCTTGATCACGCGCAGCATTGTCTTGCGATACTGCAGCTCGTCCCGCAGCCGTTCCTGACGCTCTTCAGTGGTTTCCTCTCTCATAGCTCTCCTCCAACAAATTTAATGAATGGTTCTCTCGGGATCTTTACTCTGTGCTTGCTTGTGCAGCAAACCGGGAAACCCAGCTTTTCAGGCCGTTCCCGCGCCATTAGGCGGATCCACTGCGGATCGCAGCCGAGCACCTGCGCCGCCTCGCTTGCGAGGATCGCGGGCTTTGACATTGCCCGGATATCGTCCAGCGTCATTTTTCCTCCTTTCTCGGCTTCAAAAGCTCGTCCACTGTGCAGCCGTACAGATCTGCGATTTCGTGCAGGCGCGCTGTCTTCGGATACATCTGCCCGGTTTCCCACAGATAAACGGATGCGTCTGAAACTTTTAGCGCCTTGACTACCTGTTGAACGGTCAATCCAGCGGCAAGCCTCGCTTCCTTAAAGCCCATGCCTTTACATACCTCCTGTCTGTGAATACTAAGTTTTGCTTGACAACTTAGTGAATTGTGTTATGATGAAAGTACCACCTATCATTATTTCACAATCCGATAAGTTGTCCGGGGCGGTGTTCTTTTCACGCCTCATAAGCCGAGGCATGAATCATGTGCAAGTCGTTCAGAGAAAGAATCAGGTTGTTCCTCAATCGGAATAAGCGTTACAAATCCATAGGAGAAAACGGTCTAAATGTGCTTGTCGAAACCGAAGGCTCGAAAGCACGCACGGAGAAAAGGCGGTTTCTTATCAACATGTTTTTCACCGTCGTATCTGCCGTCGCCGCAGTCGCTGCCGCGATATTTGCCGCCCTTACTTACATCAACTCGTAACGGAAGGCAATGACCGCACGTGCAATGGAACGTCCCGAACTGGTCATATCCGCAGTCTGAACCAACAATCTGAAATCCCCATATATACTTGTCTTTCTTCACGCCATCACCTCACTTGTAAGTTTTGCCCCTCACAACTCTTAGTATAGTTAAGTATATACTAAAAGTCAATAAAAACTTAGGATTGTTAAGGGTACTTTTTTGCCAAATTTATGAGGGATTTTTTATGCAATTTGACGTACAGTCCGTTATAAGAAGAATAGAAATAAGGCTTGCTGAAATTGGAATGACAAAGCAAGAGTTTTACGAAAAAAGCGGAATATCGTCTGGTTCTTTCTCTCAGTGGAACACGGGGAAACACGCGCCAAGTATAAAAAAAGTTCAACGTGCAGCCAGTGTAATTGGGGTAACGACAGAATATCTCTTATATGGCGTAGACCCAATGCCGGACTTTGCGGTTAAATCGCCCATAGTCGCACGAATCAACGCCCTGCTTGCTGCAAAAGGTATACCGAAACAGCAGTTTTATAAGGATTGCGGTATTACGTCTGCATCGTACTCTCTATGGAACACAGGGAAAACAAACCCTTCTATGAAAAATCTTAAAATTATCGCAGAATATCTCGGTGTATCAGTGGCAGACCTGCTGCCGGACGATGACCCGTCTGCGGGCATAAAAAAAGACCCCATCCCGAAGGACGAGGCGGTGAGTCCTGCCGCGCAGGAGATATTAGACTTTCTGGATTCTGCGTCCGGCGAAGAACTCGCTGACGTGATCAAATATATCCGGTATTTGAAAAGCCAGAGGGGTTGACTATGCTTGATAAAAAAGCGTACAAACTTCTAGTCCTTTTCTACAAAAAAGATCGGTTGACTTTTGACGAAATTCAGGCAGAAACACACGAAGAAGAAAGAGAAAGCAGCAGTCTGTGTGTTTCCGCTCTTTGTTCTGAGAAGTTCATATCCACTTGGGAATCCAGCGAATCTATTAACGATGTTGGAGATCACAAGCAATTTGGCTATGAGATCACATATGCTGGTCGCGCTTATGTAGATCAAAGGAGACGCGACGGAAGGAATTTCTGGGTTCCGTATTTAATTACGACGCTGATTGCTATTTCCAGCCTTATTGTATCGATTGTCAAGCCTTAGCTGCGCTGTGGGGAATCCTTTTGTAGTTATCGCAGTTTGTCGTTAGATCGCAGCCAAGAAGTCTGCTAGACCCACATATATTAGAAATAAAGACAGCGTGTTCGCAACTTCTGCACATGATTCCCTTGCATTTTGCTAGGCCGCTGTTGTCTGCAATTTCGCGCTCCCGCAAAAGCGCGTCACGTTCTCGTTCAAGGTCCGCAATTCTGCGCTTTAGCTCATTTCTTGTTGTGAACACACTTACCCTCCTTCGCTTTCCGTTGAGCAGGTGTCTGCTCTTGCGCTTCTGCAACAATATCATACATGGCTTTCCGAAACGCTTCAGTCATTACATGAATCGGAGTGAACGGCTTACTCATGCATACCCTCCTTAATCATTCTCAAAAGTTCTTCCTGTTCTTCAACCGAAAGTTCTAACACGATCCGCTTTAGCTTTGTGCGAATCCGCTCTATCTGGTTGCTATCATAGCACACTTCCTGTAAATTTTCCAGCATTGAGGCCTCCTATCTCCAAACTTCCAAATTTCAACGTCTATTTTTGTGCAGGTTCGGCATTGCGGCTGTTTCGTTTTGGTGATACCATACAAGTATTACCAAAATATATGGAGGGCGTTGTTGTATGCAGAAGCAGATCTATCACGTAACCTGCCCGCGGTGCGGGGAAGAGTTTGACGAAAGAGAGAAATTCTGCCCGTACTGTCAGACTCTGAACAGAAAAATCGTATGCAAGACGTGCGGCGCGCAGATCAACGCGAAGGTAAAGCGTTGCCCGGCTTGCGGAGCGAAAAACAGAAAGAAGTTGTCCCCGCTCGGAAAAGTGCTTGTCGCGATTCTGTGCGCTCTGTGTGTTGTCAGCTTATCAAGTATGATTTCGGTAGCTCCCTCTTCGCCGCAAAACTATGAGCCAAATAACGAACTCGAAAAGCAAACGGAGAACACAGGCACCGAGTATATACTTGAAAGCGAAGAAGACAAGCCGAAAGAGCTTTCTCGCGAAGAATACATAGCGCAATGTGAGGATCTTTCTTATTCCGCGATTTCAAGAGATCCGGACGATTACAAGGGGAAAAAAGTTGTAATAAGTGGAACAGTCATTGAAGTTCAAGAGGGATTCCTGAACTCCGTCACGCTTCGCGTGCAAACACCTTTTGGGATCTGGTATGTAACATACTCAAGGCCAGAAGGAGAAAGCCGCATTTTGGAGAACGATCAGATCACGTGCTACGGTGAATGCAAGGGCGTGCAAACTTATATTGCTGTGCTTGGCAACCAGGTCACAATACCGTCCATGCGCATGAAGTACTATGACTAGTGCAGGATCCGCGGCTCCCGCCGTTTGTCCTGCTGCTCCCCTACATCGGAGACACAGGCAAAGAGCATAGGCGCTCCCTTGATATAGTCGAGGCTCAGACTGTGAACGTCCTTGAAAAGTGCCCCGTCTACGATGATGTTTACTTTCCCGTTTTCAAAGCGAATATTGATGCTCTGCATTTTGTGTACCTCCATATTTTAGAACGTCTGTTCAAGAATTTCAATTTGGAATCTTCCACAAAGGACACCTTGTATTTTCTTCGTCCGGTAACCCTCGTAAGCGGCAATTATGGGACAGACTATTTTGTATAATGGAATGTTTAAGATCGCCCCACCGCCGCGCCACCGGCGGTGGGGCTTTCTCACGCGTCTGTAACCAGCATAGCAAAACGGGTAGAAATGTCTACCATCAAATTGGTAAAACCATACCAGTGGCGGAAAGATCAGCGAAATATATGTGAAAATGGAGGTATATCATGTCGGCAATTCAGGAAATCGCCCCGTATATTTCTGCATATCAGGGAAACATAAAGCGGGCGAAGGAAGATCAGCATTACACCATTGACAGACTTGTCGATGAATCCGGCGTTTCCAGATCGGCTGTGACGAAGCTCTGCGCAGGAACACAGCAAGACCCAAAACTATATAACTCTGCCGCACTATGCCGCGTTCTCGGGCTGTCGCTGGATGAACTGTTTGGGCTCGTCCAGCCCGCAGAAAGCTCGGAAGAACTGGCCGAGCAGATTCATCATGTCGAGATTGAAAACGCCAAGCTGGAGGCAACAGCAGCAGCGCAGAGCGCACAGATAAGGTCTACACATACAATGTGTTACGTTCTCGCCCTGTTTTGTATGCTGCTATCCTTTTCTCTGATTGCCTGCCTTGTGACGGATGCACAGATTCGGAGCGTAGGTCTCATTCGCGACGGAGATTTGTCCGTAGCTGCATGGGGTTGCATTGCCCTGATTGTAGGTTCAGCGCTGGCTTCGGCAATTACTTTCTATGCAATCCGAAAAGAACGTGGAGGGAAACATGGAGTGCATCAAGTGTAAAAAAGAAATCCCAGACGGCGCGCCCTACTGTTGCTGGTGCGGTAAAAAACAGGAAGCGCAGCGCAATCGGACGCGCGGAAACGGGCAGGGAAACGCATACCAGCGCGGCAAGACGTGGACTGCTCGGTGGACTGAAAAGACGTACCTTGACGAAAACGACAAGCTCCATCAAAAGATGAAGACAAAGGGAGGCTTTATGTCAAAGCGTGCCGCGCTCCAATATGCCGCCAACCCGCCGAAAGAAGAGCGGCGAAGCCCTACACTCAGAGCATACTACAAGACGTATCTGCGCGGAGATTACCTGTCCTTGTCGGCGAACCGGCAGGGTGCAGCGGAAAAAGCTTTCGAGCGCATGAAGGAGCTCGCCGACTGCGAAATTGACACGCTCACCATCTCACAGATACAGGATGCTATCGACCGCAATGCCAGCACCTATTACACGCGGAAGGATATGAAAACAGTCCTTTCACACTGCTATAACCTCGCGATTGCTGAAAAGCAGACCACTGTCAATCTCGCGGAATACATTAAGCTCCCGGAGCTGGACGAAAAATCGCCGGAGCCGTTTACCGACGCCGACGTCAAAAAACTATGGGAAGCGTATGCAAAAGATCATTTTGTCGGTTTTATCCTTACGATGATCTATACAGGCATGATGCCTGGTGAGCTTCTGAAGCTCAAGAAGGACATGATTGACTTTGAGAAAAACGAGATCGTCCGGGGCGGCATAAAGACAAAGAAGCGGAAGGAAACGCCTATGGTCTTCCCGGATTTCGTTGCGCCGGTGCTGCATGAACTATGCGAAGAAAGCAAGTCGCGCGTCGGAAATATCTGCTGCATAAACAAAGATAATTTTTACAAGAGATATTATGAGTGTTTAGAGCTTGCCGGAGTGCAAAAGCTGCCACCTTACTCATGCCGCCATACAACAGCTACAGCCCTCGCGATGAAAAACATCGACCCGTTTACGATCAAGGAAATCATGCGACACACGAAAATAACGACGACGCAGAGATATGTTCATCCAGATATGCGTGGGATGGTAGACGCGGTAAACCAGCTGCAAGGGGACGAGAAGGCGGGGGAGTCCCATGCCATAACCGGAAGTTTGTAACATACAATGTAGCATACGCATCATAACTTTATGTTATTCGGCATAACTCAGCGTGATTTTTGTAATTTCAAAACATCATAAAAAGCGGAGTATTTAAAACAAAAAAGTACCGATTTTAGCTTAAATTTTGCTAAAATCGGTACTTTGGCGCGGAAGGAGAGATTTGAACTCTCGCGCGCTTTTTAGACGCCTACTCCCTTAGCAGGGGAGGCAAACCCATTGAAATATCAAGGAAAAATCTGAGTTGTAGCATATAATGTAACATACAACGCAGCACGCTATATGCCTTTGATTTTCCGCATAACTGAATCATACACTTTCCGATTCACTAATGCAAGTGTATCCATAAGTTCGTCAATGACCGTCCAAGCCTTCGCCGGGTCTTTCCCGGCTACCGCAAGCAAAAACTCGCTGTCCCCGTACTCGCCCACGGTAGCCGGTTCTGCGGTCACAGGGGCGGGAGCGCCGGAATAGTAACCCACAAACTTATCTCTGGCATTCTCCGCTCCCTGCATCTTGTCGCGTATCACATATAGGTTCGCCAGTTTGGCATAATTGGGATAGCTGGATTCTTCATATTCCAGCCGTGCTATTTCCTTTCGGATTTCGGCCTCATCCAGCATGTCTGTCCCTCCTTATGCCCGCTCGATCTGCTCCATGCAGCGGCGGATCGCGTCACGGGTTTTATCGTCATCCGCGTCGCGCATCATATCGTCCAGCTGCGCGCGCATATGCTCGCGGGCATCAGCGCGGGTATAGCGGCCCATTGCGTCACGGCGGCGGCCACGGTAAGAGCTGCCCCGGCCGTAAGTACCGCGCATATCCGCCTCCCACTCGCTATCGCGGGAATAGCCGCCGTCTTCAGCCATCTCGATCTTGTAGGTATTCTTGATGGAGCTCGTCAGCTTCTGGATCGCGTCCAGATCTCCCGCAGACATTTCGCGCTTGGCGGCGATTTCGTCAAGCTCCTTGCAGAGCATTTCACGCAGGTTTCTCAAATCGTACATATTGCATCCTCCCTTCACGATACGCGCTCGACGATCATATTGCTATTTGCGAAACTGACCGCCTGCGCGCTGGTGTTCTTCGCCGCTACAGTCAGGCAGCAGCCGCGCGGGACTTCCACGAATGTGGGAACGAAGATGTTGAAATAGTTCTCAACAGCCGCAGGGGTTACGGTCGCTGTGGCGCTGCTCAGAGGTTCGCCGTTGATTGCGAGCGCAGCGGTAATGGCACCTACTGTTCCGCCTGTAGGGACGGCGATATTCGCGCCAAATGATACGCGGAACTTCGCCTTGCATTGCTGCGTAAGCCCGCGCAGCGTAACGAGCCCGCTGCCTTCGCGATGTACGATGCACGGCTTTCCACAAGCCGCCGTGGAGATCAGAGGGACGTTCTGCCCAGCGGTGACAGTTTGAATCCCGGATGATGTAAATTCAGCCATAAAATCATTCCTTTCATAAAAATACAGCGGCAGGGCTATTGCCCCGCCGCGTTGTTGTTAGTATCGGCACGGGGCCGACCATTTTCGTGAGGTCACGAAAAAGCTATGCTATGCAGTTGTCAGCAGCCACAACCCTGATTGCAGCCACAGCCGCCGTAACCGCTGCCTGCCCACGGGTTACAAGTAATGTAGGCAGGCGAAGGGCACGGACGCAGCTGCGAGATCAGATAGTTGTTCTGCGCGGCCTGAGATGCCGCCAGCTTCAGATTCTGATTCTCGGTCTGGAGGTCGGACAGCTTGCTTTGCGTCAGGAAGTCGAGGATGGCGCGGCTGTTCTGGTTGTTCGCGTCAATGATGTCGCGCGTGGCGTTCTGCACGGTGTTGCGCGTGTCGCACGCCTGCGTCGCCATGTCGTAGCGCACCTGGGCGATAGCTGCACGGTTTTCGCAGCAGCAATCTGCGGCCTGCATCTGCATGGCGTTGAGCTGCTGCATGAGAGCTGCCTGCTGGTTGCAGCGGGAAAGCTCGGCATTCTGGAAACCGCTGTTCATGTTCTGATTGACGCCCGCAAAGCCGTTCAGCAGCGTAGTGTTCATGGAGTAGAAGCCATCGCAGATGCCCTGCTGCGTAATGTCGCTTTTACGTTCGATCGTCGATGCTGCGCTGTCGATCTGGCGCTGAAGAGTGGCAAAATCGCTTGCAAGGACGTAATTGTCAGCAGCACCGCTGTTGCCGTTGTTTCCCCAGCCGTTGTTTCCCCAGCCGCAGAAAACAAACAGGAAAAGAATGATGATCCACCACGCGCCATCGCCACCGAAGCCGCCAAAGCCGCTGTTCATCATGCCGGTTGGCGCAACAGGCATAGTGGCCTGAACGCCGCCGTCAGAAAGAGACATAGTATCACTCCTTTGAAAAATTTTTATTCATCAAATCGTGGCCACGATGTTGATTTATGTTGATGATTACTGCATCAGGCTTTGAAACTGCTTCGCCATCTGCTGTAGCTGATTGAGCTGCTGCTGGTTTAGCCTACCACTCTGCAAGAGCTTTTCGACCTCGGCTTTGGGGTCTCCCTTGAAATTCGATTTGAACTGGTTAAACTGCTGCACCATCTGGGCAAAGTTTCCCATAGGGCCCTGCCCGCCGCCCAGCGCGGCCATAAACGGATTACTCATCGTCTTCGTCCTCCTCGGCCTTGCGTTTCTTTTTACCCTTTATTTCGCCCACAAGCGCCGCCAGCGCGTCAAACTCTTTGCGGGTGACAAATTCCACGCTCTTTCCCTGCGGAGCTGTACGGGGCGTTTCTGCGCGCTCTACAAGGTCGTAAATCTTGAGCGTCGGCTTCCCACTTGCATCCGCCTGCTTGAGATACACAGTCGGCGCGGTAGAATCCCACAGCGCCACAGCGGAGTTGGGCGCGATGAGATAACCCCTTGCCTCCTGCTCGCCGCTTACCCACTGCACGCCGCTCTGCGCGATGGGGTTCTGTTGCACTTGCTGCGACATAGGCTGCTGCATGGGCTGCATCTGTGGCTGCTGCATCTGCCGCATCTGCATGAGGTTATCCGGCATCGGCTGCGGATAATAGGGATTGAAATAGGGATATGCCATGTTCATTCCTCCGTTTCTTTTACCCAGTAATAAAGCGGGATTTCGCTCTCGCTATTCCAGCTGTCATAGATCGTCCCATCCTGCACGCACACTACATGCCCAGAGAGGGCGAGAATATACGTCCCGCGCGGGTGCTCATCGGCAAACCTGCCGACCGTATAGCAGTCCGGGCATGTGTTCGGCACAACGTTCCGGGTAAATCCCTGCTGCCGGAGGTACGCACCCCAGACACTGTTCGCACTCGGAAGATCGCCCAAGATTAGGCCTTGCAAGCACAGCCCGATATATGTTTCATCCCAGCTATTTCCCGTCGCCTTTGCGATTGCTCGAACGGTGCAGTCACCGACCTGCCGCCCGGTGGGGTTTGGATTGAAATAAGAAAAGCCCATACCGAACACTCCTTTGATGTGTTCAGTATGGGCTTTTTTTCGGTTCCTTGTGCCTCAGTTGTGCATCAGACCGGCATCACTTTTGTTCAGCTCGGGAGATTGCCGGACGCGGCTTTCATCCTCTCCATGATCTCCGGCAATCGCCGCTGCACGGTGGCCCTGCCGAGATACAGTTCTGTCGCAACATCGACCTGCGGAAGCTTGTCCACGAAATAGAGCTGCGCGATCTGCGCGTTCTCGCGGCCGAGATTGGCCTGATAGATCACGGCTTCCATGTCCTTCCGCGTCAGGCCGCCCAGCTCCGGCGGCAGCTTGGCGCGCGCCTGCGGTGACATAGACCCGCCCCCCTTACTTCATGGCTGCAGCCAGTTTTTTCAGCAGATCGTCGCCGTACTTATAATCGGCGAGATACTTGATGGTGTTGTCCGCGAGACCGGCCTTTGCCTTGATGGTCTTCTTGGCATCCTCGACGGTCTTGTCGACCGTCTCGGTGTCGTAGTCGACCCACGGGAGTTTCCCGTGTTTCTGCCACTTGCGGCTGTTGTAGCCGCCCTTTAGGCCGATGTTGCCAACACACGTGATCTGCACGCCGTCCTCCCAGATGGGCGTACACTCGACGGCTAGACCGTCGCCGATGTACAGGCCCCAGTGCCCAGGCATCCAGAGTCCTTCGCCGGGAACGAGCTTGTCCCAGCCGGTCGACGATACGTCCTTGCACTTGGCGATCATGCCGTCGGCGGAGACGTCCGGGACGGCGTTGCCAGCATAGCGCGCGCCGCCGTGGTAGGCGTTCTTATTGCCGTTCCAGCCCCAGAGAATGCCCTTCGTCAGGTTCACGCAGTCGAAACCGAAGTAGCCTTTGCCGATGAGGCCGCGATATCTGGCCTGCTTCGCCGCAGTGTACCAGTCCGGATACTGCTTCGCCTTCTCGGAAATGATCCCCTCAGACACCGGCGAGCCGAAGCAGCCCCACATGTAAACGGTCTTGTAGTTTTTCGCGACGTCGATATGCTTTTTGACGAGTTCAGACGCTTTCATGACACTCATTTCTGCGTATCCTCCTTCGTGCTGCCGCCCTCGATGGCGTCCTGCACCTTCTGGCTCTGGGTGCCGAAGTAGAAGGTGATGACCGTCAGGAAGATCGTCAGGAAGTCCTTGCCGGAGATATCGCCCCGCAGGGAGAGAACGGCGAAGATGATGGTCAGGCCAAGTGTAACGATGGATTTGACGCTCAGGAGATTCCCGAGCCGCTTGATGATGTTTTCCATATGTACCCCTTTCGTGGTTCTGGTTATTCGTCTTCGCTTTTTTTCGCGAAGACCCGCTTGAATGCGAGCAGAAGCAGCTCCCCGCCGAACGCCGCGGCGGTGAACGTCAGCACGGCGGAAAGATCGATGTCCAGCTGGAACAGGACGGCGATCGTCTCCAGCAGCACTGCCCACACAAGCGTGAGGGTCAACACGCGGATGCAGTAAAACACAATGGTCTTGGACATTTCGCCTTTTGTCCAGCGGAGTTTGAATCTCACAGCTTCACTTCCTTTCGCACTGCGCTTCCAGCTGATGCAGGAATTGCTTGACGTCCCCGTTTCCTCCCAGATCTACGTATTTTTTTCCCGCGATCAATCGCTCCGACATTGGCATTTCCTCTGACATGATCGTCAGGCGCAGGATAGACAGGTATTGCTCATCCTGGTGCTTCTGCATCTTGTCGAGCTTTTTGTCGATCTCGGCCAGATGGTCGCCCTGGGAGTCTGCCTGTGTTTTCTTCTTCTGCGCTGCGCCGACGATGGCCTGAATGACCGTCGTCAGCGCGGACGAGCCGAGGACGGCGCAGATAATCGTGATGGTTCCAGCATCCATGTTTTTACCTCTTTTATGTATTTCCCGGCGGTCAGTCGTTGGCCATTTTGATGTAGGTAACTGTGTCGTCGGAATAGCTGACGTTCGGCAGCGTATCGCCGCCGAGCTGGTTATAAAGCTCCGGGTAGTCCGTCTGCGAGAAGGCCGAGCCGTCGCAGGCGTGCCACGGGGCGGCCAGCTCCCGCACGGTGACGAGTAGATCGCCGATCTTGTATTGCGGCGTGGAGAGCTTGTCCAGCGCGTCGTTGATGGTCGGGTCGGCCGGAGCGTCGTCCGCCGTCCAGAGGAGGGCGGCAGTTTCGTCGGTCAGCAGATTCGCCTTGACGAGCAGCGTTTCCTCGGCCAGTGGTTCGTCTTCCAGCCGGAGCCAGACCTGACGCAGCAGATTCCCCGCCGCGTCATAGGCCCCGTAGCAGACCGCGCCGTTCGCCAGATCGTTCGTCCCTTTTCTGTCCCGCATGGCTCATTCCTCCACGGCCTTGATGTAGGCATGACTGCGGCTATCCGGAGTGATCGTTGGGATTTTCTTAGCATCATAAGTAAAATCTCTGTAGATGTTGACGCTAGAGGCTCTTTGCGATTTTAATGCACCAACGATTAAGCCAGAACCGTTACCTGCAAAAGTATTAACATCTGTCGGTGCATCAATGGATAAAAATCCTTGAGTCAGATCGTCTGTGTACAGTAATTTAGGAGCACTGTCAGCCTCCTGTACAACTGTTCGCGTAGATAGTACAGCAATTCCACCAACAATTTTTACCCAATCACGCTGGGGGCTCACGTTCGGTTTGGTAGTAAGGGACGCTGTCTTGAACGTTTTACCCCCATCAACTGAGTACACATAATTGCGTGGCGCTGTACCCTTTCCGAGAGCTAGAATTAAATTTCCTTCAACTGCAATACCGATGTAGTCGCCTTGCTCAGAGTATATCACCTGCCAGGAGTTATAGTCGTCTGGAGTACGCGTTCGAGCTAACTGATTGGCACTCGAATATTTGTGTGTGCCCTTTGCGCCGTAGAAGTAACCATCAGCCTCGTTATATGCAATATTTTCTACAGTGTTTGAATCAGAGCCCGAAGATGTTCCACCTCCGAAATCGCTTGTCTGCCATGCTGGAGGAAATAAGCTTAAAGACGAGGTCATACCGTACTGCTCTTTCTCTACCAGATAGTATTTCGTGCCATCTGTGATAATGTCCTCAGCACTATCGCCAGGTACAAATGAATCTATCTCCTGTTGTACCTCACCTCCGATGGTCCACGGTCCAGCAGGCTGGCTCGCATAGTAGATATAGCCTGTGTAGTGCTCACGAATACCGCTACTGTATGGAATATACTTAATAGCGATGCATACGTATTTATTCTCATAGTAGTGTACAGGCGTAAGTTGATGCACATTATTCGCAACAGATATCTTATGCCACGAATTCATGTCATCACTCGAGTACCACATTTTAGCAGTATAGAACTCCTTCTGACTTACGTACTGCACTCTTGTTCGAAACCAAGTACTATTTGCGTACGAAATAGTATCTCCCGCAGCGTCAGGCTTGCTATTAGTGTCCACAACCTGTGTGTCCCAGTTGCCTTGACTTGCAGTCACACGCAGAACGTTGAACAATTCAGGGTAGTCAGCTTGCGAAATGTAGCGTCCATCACAGGGCAACCACGCGGAAGACGGTGCTTCACGGGACGTCAGATCGATATCCCCGACGGCGTGCATGCCCGTGGATAGCTTTTCAAACGCCTGGTTGACGGTCGGGTCCTCCGGCTTGTTGCTGCCGGGCCAGAGCTTCGAAGCTGTGGCGTCCGAGAGAAGATTGGCCTTGCTGAGCGGCGTTCCCTCGACAGCCGGCGCGTCCTCGCGCCGGAGATATTCATAGTGGTCGAGCGTGCCATCCGCGCGGTAGATGCCGTAGCGGATGGCACCATTGGCTAGTACCTGTGTCGGTTGTCTGTCTGTCATAGTAATCCTCCCGCGGTGCACTCCGCCGCGCCGGTGTAGCGAAACGCACTTATCACATTGTCGACCAGCGTCTCGCAGATGGCCAGGATGCGTTCGATATCGTTTGCGCCCGCATACGTCAGCAACGCGATCTCCGGCACATCCGGGGTATTTGCGGGGTAGGCGAGCGCGGCGCGGACGTCGCTGATCTGGTCGTGGTATGCGCTGCCCTGTGCGACTGTTATAACGTCCGTCATAGCCCAATCTGTCTTCGCCTGCCACGTGATATCCCTGCCGCAGACGCCGGTCAGGCGGTCGCGGAGGTAGTTCAGCGCCGTCCCGACGCGGTTTAGGTCAACGCCGTTGTATGCGCCCTTCATCCCCGCCAGCCACTCCGCCAGCTCCGCCGCCGTCATGCCCGCGTAGCCCTTCACAGCCAACTCGTGCACGCGTGCGACGTCCGCTGCCGTTCGGTCGGTGATTAGGGTGTCAATAATCGTACTCATAGAAGCTCCTTAACGCCCGTCGGCTTGTTTATCAGAATGACCTTAAAGATCATATCTACATGATTAGAAACACCATGCCGCCGCGATACCGTCCACCTCGGACGCGACGCTCCAGTCCGCTTCACCGCTCCATCCCGTTCTGCAGAAGCAGGTGGTGCTGCTGATCCTCGGCGAGCGCAGATACCACGCGCGGTTTTTCTTCCGGTTGGCCGCCGTCTGGTAATACGCGTACTGCGTGCCCTCACCCGCATAGGAATGCGTCCGCGTGCCCTGGACCTCGATCTCCGACAGCAGGAACAGCGTGTCCTCCGTCGTGTCGATGGCCGAGCTCGCGCCGCCTGCCGTGGTCTTCTTTGTCACGGCCTTCAGCGCGGCCACGACCTCTGCTGGCATTTTCGACTTTATTATCTTGAAACCACCAGTCGTCCGCAGCAGACAGTCTGCCCAGCCCCCAGTGTTGCTACCAGAGTTATTCATCTTGTACTCTGTCGCATAGCACGTGTGCATCTGGAACGTCAGCGGAGCTTTACCAGAGCCGTCGGCATAATCGTCGTGGTTCTTGCCGATGATGTCGATCGCGTAGGTCGTGTTGTTGATCGTCATGTTGCAGCTGTCGCCGACGTTCCATGTGTTGGGAACTTGTTTCTCTTGACAGGCCTTAATAATTGCAGCCCAGCTGTTATTTGCGAACACGGGGTCGATCATGACCAAATCGACATTAGCTGTCCCAACCACAACATCTGCCGTCTTTGTTGTGCTTGCTGTCGCTGCTGTTACCGTCCATGTTCCAACCTCATCGACTATCAACGTGCAGTTTCCACTCGCATCTGCCGTCCCGGAAATCGTCTTGCTGCCCTTCGTAGCTGTGACAGTTGCGCCCGCGCTGGTTGTGATGACAATCTGCAAGTCGGGCGCGCCCTTGATGGCCTGCACCGCGCTCACAAACCCATCCGGGAACGCAAGCTGCGCGGACGTCCCGCCCTTCGCGCGGATCGCGTCGGCAACCGATGTAAGATCAGCCGTGTTTGTCAAATATTCAGCCATCAGAAGCTACCTCCATTCGCGTTTGCGATCTCTACAGCCGCCCATGCACCGGACACAACCCGCAGAAATTTTCCATTATCAGCGGTGGTGACAGACGGCACTTCGCGAACCTTGACAGCTCCGGTTTTCCCGTTCACGCTCGTCACGGGCGCTTCCGTTAGATAGTCCGTGCCCGCCACGGCCACCGCCCACGCCGTCGGCTTCCCGCTGGCGTCCACCGCCTTGACCTTGATCAGGTCCCCGACGGAAGCGCCGGAGGCGAGGATCACATCTTGCTTTCCGTTCCACGCGTCTTTGTTGCTGCGCACGTCGGCGATAGCCTCGTCGATCCGCGCGCCGGTAAACTGGCTGTTGTAAGCCATACGATCACTCCTTCATACACAGAAAATCCTCGCCGTCCGCGGTCTTCAGCGCCTGCGACTCTCCCAGCGGGATAAAACCGTAGTTGTCGTTCCAGCTGCCGTCCGCGCCCTGCGCGAACAACGAAATGCGGTATTCCCCATCACCGGAAAGCAGAAAATCGTCGTAAACCTCAAAGGTGCGCTGCGTGCCCGCCGGGGTCTGGGAGAAGGACGCGATCAAAGCGCCCTTCCCGCGGCCCCAATCCTCGCCGGACTTCGTCGCGCGGCACTCGAAGGCCGTGTAGGCGATGTCCGACGAGAAGGAAACGGTGATCGAGTCGAACCCCGAGACCGCCGAGATCTTGTTGCCCGTGATGGAGAATGTCAGCTGCGGCGCGGCCATCAGGCGGCACTCCAGGTCCCGGCGGCGTTCTTGACGAAGACCTTGACGATCTTCGTGCCGTCGCCGGAAGACGCTGCCTCGAGGTCCGCGCCCTTGACAGTGACGTTGATGGCGGTGTTCTTCTTGTAGCCTCCCGCCGTGCCGCTGACGTTGGTGGAGCCGCCCGTCGTCGGGATCTGGGTGCCCGCCGTGTGCAGGCTGCTCGTCGCCGGGACGACGCGAATGGTGTATTCCTCAAAGTCCACGTCGCAGACGAAGGAGAACGCCGCTGCATCGTAGCCCGTGACCTTCGAGATCCTGCTCTTGTCGGGGCCGGTGATGGTCACGGCAGGAATCGACGTGTTGAGCGTGATCGTGTCGCTGACTGCGGCCGTTTCGTTGCCGACGTCGTCGCGCATCTTGACATAGATCGTCTTGAGGCCGTCGCCGTCGGGCAGCGTGATGGATTTTTTCGCGGTGAATGTCTCCCACGACGCCTCCGCCTCGGTCTCCGCCGTCTTCGTGCCCCAGATCTTCATCTGGTAGCCCGTCGTTGTCTCGTCGGAGACAGAGATCTTCGCCGTGACGGTCGCGCTGGTCGCGTACTGTGCACCGTCGTTCAGGATCAGCGATAGGCCGGCAGGTGCCAGCGTATCAAGTGTCAGATTGAAAAAACTTGCCATCTGGATTTATCCCCTTTCTTCGCTTGTGAGTTCAATGTACAAAAATCCGCCCGGTCTTTCGTAGATGGTTTTCGTGCCCAGGTGGGCGGATTTGATACCCATGGAGCCGATGAACAGCTCCAGAATGCGTTTGAGTCCAACTGCCAGCATGTTATCCCTCCAACAGATACAGTGTCCGCGCGTCCTTTTTGTCCAGCGCGTCATATTCGGATTTTGTCATCACGAGGATCGCGTCGATCTGTGCCGACTGGATGCCCCCGCCACCAGAGCCGCCGCCAGCACGCACGGAAACGTTAAAGGAAACGTCGATCGGATCGCGGTTCTTGAGTCCAAATTCAATGCCGCCCATCACAACACCGCCTTTGAAAGCGCGTGCGCAACGTCGATCTGCTTGATCTCCGAGCCAATCACGTCACCGCTCTTGAATTTCACGCGCACCTGCATCTGGCAGAGCTTCGGGAGCCGAAAGGTCTCCTGCTGGGTGAGGGGAAACAGAAACTTTCCGTCCTCGTATCCGATCTCTCCCGGATAGCTCTTTTGCAGGTAAAGCAGAGAAATTTCCACCTTTTCAACGCTTGCAACGTCCAGCGGCTGCCCTTTATTCTTGATGGTAACACTAAGGTTATACGAATCTCCCTGTACCAAATGCCGCACCTCCGTTCTATGTGCCGATAATCTTGCATTCTGCCGCCGCGATTCCGCTGAGGAGAATACTCATGCTGGTGATCGTGCCGGTGATCGTGCTGCCCCACGGCGTCGTCGTTTTGACGTAATCGCCAGGAGTCTCGCCGTCCATGACGATCCGCACGCTGTGGGTCTGACGACGCATGTAATAGTCGTAGACGTGCTGGGCGACCGCGGCGACGTTGCTGCTGCTGACCAGCGTGGCGTCCCTGACCTCAACGACGTTTGGCTTCGTCGTGGCCGTGACCTTCGGATTGGCCTTCGTCGTGACGGTGGTCGTGTGGTAATACGTCGTGCCGTCGACCTCCACGCTGTCGCCGCTGCCGGTCGTTTTGTACGCATGCGCCGTCACACGCACCTCCGTCACCGGGGAAGACGTTTCTACGCTGCCGCCGGTATAGAGCCGGTCAAGCGGGATCTCCGCCGCCTCGTCCGACGCGAGCTTTCGCACCTTGATTCCGCGCGTCCCGCTGGTGTCGATGGTGGCGCAGATGGCAAATGCGATCTGCTGCAGCGCCTCGCGCTTCGTGCAGTCCGGGATGTAGCCCGTGACCTTTGCGTCATCCAGCGAAGAGTCGTATTCCAGCGTAAAGTGCCCGGCGAGGATCGTCTGGATCAGCGTCTTCGCAGACGCGTCGGAATAGATCGCAGCCGCGAACGGCTCGCTGTCCATGACGCCGAGGGCGTCGATGCAGGAAATATCATAGACGCTCACGCTTTTCCGGGAGGACGATTCGATATAAAACACGCCGATCAGGTGGTCTGAGTCATACGCGCTGACGGGCTGCTTCTGCTGGAAGACGTAGTCGATATCGTCCGCGCTGTCCAGCGAGAAGTCGAGCGTGTTGATCTCCAGATCGTCAGAAATGATGTTCATGCCCTCCGTGACCCGGACGGAGCGCAGCTCTCCCCGCTCGAACTCCCGGACGATTCCGAAGAAGATCTGCGAGATCTTCGCGTAGTGATTCGGCAGGTGGGTCTTATTGATCTGCACAACGAGCTTGTTGTACAAGTCGACCTGTTGCTCGCAGAAATACTTGTACGAGTTCGGCGCGAAGGTCCTGGTCGCAAGCTGTTCTTCGCCGTTGTACCACGTCAGGACGATCTCACTGCAATAGTCGCCCTCCGAGCCGTCGAAGTAGAAGAAAATGCCCGGGGACGAGAACTGGCCGTTTAGGGAAATCGTGATCGTCGGCGCTGCATCGAAGGTACAGTCGTCTTTGCTCTGCTCCGCAGACCAGAACGCGGCCCGTTTGCTCCCGAGCAGGCCGCGCGTCCCGTCTAGGACCCACTGGTTCTGCTCGCAGGACGCCAGCAGCCCGGCGTCCGTGCCGTAGGGGAGCAGGGCAGGGTTCGCAAAGTCTTTCTTCGCCGTCGTCGTTACCGTCGACGCATCTGCTGCGCCGACCGCGACGTCTTCATATACCACTCTTACGCTCATGCCGGGGTCCTCTTCGGTTTCATGGCAACGAAATTGACGGTCAGGTTCTGCCAGCTGTTTTTCCCGGCATAGCTGGACGCCAGCTCGTCGTCGCCATTTGCAACATACGCGTCGAACGTCATGGTCGTCTGCGCATAGGGGACTGTCAGTACGTGGCTGTCTGCCGGTGCGGAGATCGTTTCATAAAACTCGTCGTATTCCTCGGGGTTCGATGTCACTGAATCAATTTCCAGGCTGTAATTGTAATAGGTGCCGATGATGTCGCGCGTCATTGCGCCGGTCATCACGCGCCCGGCATTGTCGCCGTCGAGCACGGAAAACGAACGTTTCAGACTCACGACGTGCAGATTCGGATACGCTTTCCCATCAAGACTCAATACGCTTGTCATGTTCTTACCCCCGCCAAACGAACGCCAACACGCTGCGTCTCGTCGTTGTTCGCCTGATATACCGCGCGGGCAAACTCGCGCTTATCGACCTGCATCACGACTGTAATGCTCCGGCCTCCCATTCCGCCTGTTTCATTCATGGCCTGTTTGAACGCCTGCACCATCGTAGCAAGCGGCGTCTCAATATTTGTCCCGCTCTTCTGGTCGCCGAGAACGGCGAGAAATTCGCGGTTCGGTGGAATGACTGCGCCCTGCGCGAGACGAGGAAGCGCAACGTTGCTCACTAGGGGAATGCTAATTCCGAAAGACCTACCGCCAATTAGAGGAACCCAATCAGGGACCTCGAAATGAATGGTATTCAGCGCGGAGATTAGGAGGTTTATACCGTTGATGATAAAGTTTATCGCATATTCAACAGCGGTAATGATTCCATTCCAGATTCCCTTGAATATATCCTTTACTCCTTCCCACGCCTTTGTCCAGTCTCCGGTAAAAACGCCGCTGATAAACTCGATGATTCCACTTAGCCACTGCTTTATACTGTTGAATAGGCCGGATATAAAGGTTCCGTATGTCTGGAAAATCGCCGCGAGCATGGGGCTTTTTGATTGTAGCCATGTAATGAACATATCCCATGCATATTTGATGGAGTTTATGATGGCATTCCACGTCTGCTTAAGCCCTTCCCAAATTTGTTTCGCGCCTTCTGCAGCAAGCTTTAAGTCTCCCGTAAACACACCCTTGAAGAATTTTCCGAAGCCGTCTATGATATTTTTCAGGCCTTCGATTAGTTCTTCGCCATGTCCGGTAAAGGAAACAAGTGCAACCAGAGCGGCGGCAAATCCCGCAATCAGGAGTGGAATCCAGCTACCCGTCAGAAGCGAAATGCCGATACCGGCGGCAAGTAGCCCCGCGATGATCGTAAGCGTATTTACTAAATTGAAGCCATTTTCAATGACATCCTTGATTCCGACAACAAGCATAGCAAGACCGCCCACAACAAGCGCAATGCCTGCTGCTATCGGGCCAAATGCGATTGCAAGTCCGGCAGCAAGCGCGGCAAGCCCCGCAAGCATTCCGAGGAAATTTTGTAAATCAATTCCGTTCTTCCACGCGTCTAGCCAGAAATACACAAGTGCAAACGCACCAGCTGCTGCAAGAGCGATCCCGGCAATCTTGCTCAAATCGTTTGTAAACATGCTTGCAATTTTCCATGCGAGCAGCCCGGCTGCAATCGCACCTACTAGGCCGAGAATATCGTGGAGTTTATCCTCCGCCATGTCGAGGTTTGAGAAATCCGGCGCGATATCCGTAGACGCCGCCCCGCCTGCGCCGCCACCGCCTCCAGATGCCTGATTGCTGGTAATCTGGTTGATCTCGTCGAAGCTCGCCATGCTCTTGCTGGCGTCTTCAGCTGCGGAGCCTACCCCCTCGATTGCTTCTTTTTCCGCATTCAGCCCTTTTGCCGCTGCGACCTGCGCGCCCCAGCTTTTGCCGGACAGCATGCCGAAAAACTTTGCGATAGCTGTAACAACCTGTGTCAGAATGTCCACAAGCTTCACAAAAACGGGGATCACGACTTGAAGAATCGGCTGGGCCAGCGTCAAAAACGCCGCCTTAAGCCGCGCAACCGCTGCACGCGCCTCCTCATTCTGCATGATTGTTTTCCCGAGCCATGTCCGCAGGCTTTGCAGCGCTCTAGTAATCAGAGAGAATACAAGGACACGCTTAAAAAGCCCAGAAACACGCTTGCCGAACGTGTCCATGCTGTCGGAAACACTTTTTGCGGCATGCTCCATTCGTTCGGACGCTCCGCTTGCGCTCGTAATCTCTCGCGTAAGCTCTCCTGCGCGTGTCTTCGCCGCGTCCAGCGCGGAGGTCTGCTCCATTACCTTGTCCGTAATTTTTGCGTACTTTCCGTCCAGGCTCTCAACGATCTTGTCTTGCTCTTTCAGACGCGCTTCCTGTTCCTTAATCTGTGCAGCGACTTCGTATTGCCGACTATATGCAGAAATATACGCATCGGGAGATGCAGACACCTCGCCGGACGTGATCTTCCGAAGCCGCTCGGATTCAGCGCGCAACGATTTCAGCGCATTTTCTGCCTGTTTTGCGGATTCCTTTGCCGCGTCAAGCTGTGCCTTGATCCCGCTTTGCTCGCCACTGCTCTTTTTCAAATCGGTTTCCAGCTTGTCGATTCTCGCCGTAAGTTTATCAAGCTCCCGCTGTGCTTTTTTTGCATCAACTTCCGCCTGCACAACGATTTTCCCATCTGCCATTTTCTCACCACCTTATTTTGAGACGCCCCACGCTGCCAGAATATCCTTTTCTGCGTCTGTGTAATTCGTTTTCAAATCAATAATTTCACGGTTTCGCCTGTAGAACTCTCGTTCCTGCTTGTCAAGAGGCTTCCCGCGAGATTTCTTGTCCCGGATACTTACCACATGGGCGAACAGGCAGTCCCCAATTTCCTGATAATAGGACAAAAAAGTATACCAGTGCAGATATTCCAATGCACGGATTTCGCAGCCTGCAATTCTGTTGATGGGCGCGACAATCATCTCAAAGTCCTGCTCCCACGACATCAACGTCGGCTGCTTTTTTTGCTCCTTTTGGTCTTGCTCGTGGTCAATAAACCTGAAACATTTCCGCAGTGCTTCCTCATAATCTGAAAACGGAATATCGTCAAAGTCAGGGTAGAATATCTCAAGGGCGGCAATGGTGCGCTCCTCTTCCGTCAAATCTTTATCAGAAAGAGCGGCGAGGATATCCAGCACCGCTCTATAATCTGATTCAATCTGATATGTTTTGCCGTTTATCTCGGCTGACGTCGGGAGCGCGTAGATCAGCGCTTTCTTTTCGCCCATCTGTCCGTATACTGTTTTACTCTTGGGCTCAGTCTGGTTTTTTCGAGATCGAAACCAGCGTCCATCTCGTCGATGACAGCAAGCATAAGATTCGCCCATACCGGCAGACCATTTGCAAGCGCCATTACGTTTGTCCTGAACACTTCAGTACAAATCGGCTTTCCAAAAATTCCGTCGATTTTTTCGCGAATCTCCGCGTCGAACTGATCTGCCAAATCGAGAATTTTTTTCGGGTCCGTCTCGTTTTCGGCGCGTTTTGCGTATTCATGCTGCCTGGATTCCAACTCTTCGAACAGCGAAAACAGCTTTTTCGCGAATTCGCTGTCCGTAGGGTTGAACTCTACACTCACGCCGCCGTTAATTTGGAAGGACTGTACACCAGTATCAAATCTGATATCTGCCATTTATAGCCCCTCCTTACGCAGCAGAATCAGCCGTAAACGTAACTGCACCGTTGCTGCCGACCGCAGCCGTTCCGGTCGTGCGCGTACCGCCCAGCGTCACATCGAACGGCATGCCAACAAAACCGCCACCCTCACCGCCGAGGCTTGCGGGCTTGACCATTGTGCCGTCGTAACGCTCCGCGAAGACTGCTGTCTTGGCTGTGCCTGCGTAAAAATGAACGATAAGAACGTCCTGATTCGCCAGTGCTGCTGCGTCCTGGTCTTTGACAGCCAGGTTCCACAGCTTGACAAGCGCCGCGTCGCCTGCGTCCAGCTCGCACGGGTCAAAGCTCTGCGTGATGATGGGCTTCTTCATGGTGGTTCTTGTAGTGCCGAGAATATCCTTACTGGAATCCTCCTGCCAATCGTACTCCATGCTGGAATCCGTGACGCGTTTGCCGAACGGAGACCAGACAGGCGTAGACGCCTCGCCGGTATTCAGGTATGCGATCAGCAATTCGCGGTCAATGGTCTGGCCAGCAGTGGTGTTAAAGGTCATATCTGCCATAGTTAAATCACCTCATATTTCATCTTCATTAAAATTTGATGGTCTTCCCATCCGCCCTGGTACACGGCGAATACCGCTGCGCGGCTGACCGCTTCCATTCGGCGGACACGAACGCCATCTCCCAGAGACGGATAATTCTGCATCGCCCAATCCCCGAAGCGGTTCAGTACCGCATCAGCTTTCAGGCGCTTGTCGTTACTCCCGCCCGGCTTGATACGGGCTATGATTTTGAACTGGTATTCTGCCTCATGCCCACCGAGTAAGTACCTTCTTGTGATGTACGCGCCTTGAATCACGGACAGAGCCACGCTTGCAGAATCGGCGGCGAGAAACTCATAATTGATGGTCGCAGCTGGTAGATCGTCATCCGAAAACGAATTTACCCAAACCATCATTTTTCTGGATATGTCCTGTTCTTCCTCGGAAGAAACAAGCTTTTTTTCTTTTTCAGAGCCCATTTTTCACCGCCTTATCTGCAACTCGAATCCATTTGTCAAGATTCTCAGCCTTTGAAGCCTCGAACCAGTGCGATTGTGCCTGCGCGTGTCCGGATGTCGTGAACACAAGGTTTTTGTCTGTCAGAACCTTCGTTCCGCCTTTCGGCGCGTATGTGCTGCCCGTCTCCGGGTCAACCATGACTTTCCCGTAATACAAAAACCGTGCATACGGCCCCGGATAGATGATCGCATTGCCGTCCACCATTGTTCTCTGGTCGAGAGAGCCCGTCAGGAACGGCACATATGGGCTTGTGTCCTTCCGCACCTGCGTTGCAACAATATGCTCTGCTTTGGTGCAGGCCTGCGAGAGCTTTTCCTGCAGCGCGTCAAATCCGTCTGCCTTTACGCTGAATTTCAGCATTACGAGCCTCCGACCTGCCAGTGCTGCATAGAAGGACTGCCGAAGTCCTTCATGTCCACCTTTGTCACTTTGTACACATCATCGTACAGCATCTCGATCTGTTCTTCCGTCTTGTCCGGCTCGACTACTTCGCCCTTCACAAAGAAGGTTGTGCCGCCGTTACCGTCCGTAGATAGCGTCCAGATTTTGCTTTTATCAGTTGCGCGCCAGAACTCCTGCGGACCGACGTAGCGCTTCTCCGCATCTGTCACGCCGTCTACAGCAGCCGCAGAAAACGGAATGTACAGATTCACCGCATCTGCTCCTTCAAGCCCGCTCGCGCGGACGTTAGCCGCTTTTGACGCTTGGAGCATTACACCGCGAATTACAGTGATATGAATTTTTTGCGTATCTTTGAACGTTTCCGGATCCTGCTCCTGCGTGACGTTGTAGATTGTTACAGTGTGGGGAGCGTACATGCTAAACACCTGCCTCTGTAAAGAAGCCCGGTATGGGCCAGATATTCACGCGCTACGCTTGCAAGTGCGTTCTTCGCCTCCGAAGCCGCTTTCAATGCAGCTACGGAAGAATCGCCGCCGCTGCGAAGCGTCCGGGAATAGCCGCCTACAGTCTCGCTCTGCAATTCTCCTTCGTCAGATGCAAGCCCGGCGGACACATTCTTTCTGGCAAGCTCCTGTGCTGTGTCGATCAGCATATATTGGTCGACTAATGCACAGCAGCACATTTTTACAGCATCCAGCTCCGCAAAATTCTTTACTCGGTTTTGCGTGTAGTAGTCGAGGAAGGAACTGGCGCGTGTCGCCAATCTGCAAAAACTATCCGCGTCTACAGTTCCCATGTAAGTGCCGCAGTAGTATTCATAATCAGCGTAGATCATCACTCCACCCCTTCCAGAACAGCCAGAATTTCAGCCTTTTTCATGGAACTGTTGACCCCTTCCACCCCGTTTTCCTCAGCATAATCAAGAAGCTGCGCTTTCGTCATGCCGGAAAACGTGGGCGGTTCAGAGGCAGGCGCTCTCAACAGTTCATTTAACCCCCCGACGAGATCGTGCCGACTACGATGCCGTCCATGCGCTCTGCAAACAGCGCCATACCGTTGATAACGGTATCGGAAGCGGTCATGTTGGTGTAGTCCGGCTCCTCATGGATGCCGATATAGCCGGTTGCGTCGGTGGTGAAGTCAAACACTTCGCCAAGATCTGCGCCGTTCACGGGGATATAATACAGAACAATGTTGTCCTTCGCCGTAGCGTAGATCTTGCCCTTCGGAACACTGGAATTGAAGATTACAGTGCCAAGACCGAGGAAATTCTCCACGTAGGTCATTCCGAAAGCGGTCTGCAAGGTAATGTTCGCCGTTGCGAGGTAGTCTGCCACATCCAGAGGGTTCAGGAAATAAACCGCACCGATCTCGTCGTCCTCGAACAGAACCTGCAACTGCCCCCACGCCTGCGCAAGGGTAGCCTGGAAGGTCGCGCCCGTTGCCGTTCCTGTGCCGGTGGCGAGGAACGTAAAAAAGTCCTTCCGGATGCCCTTCTGCACGTCCTTGAGCATTTCGTCTGTGGTCATTTCCACCGCCTGATCGTAGCCACGGTCAGTGATAGCCTCCGCAGACGTTGCCTTTCTCCACTTCTTGAGCGTGATCTCCTGATAGTTCACGGGCTCCGTTTTGTACTTGCTCAGGGGAATGGTTTCACCTTCCGCCACAGCACCATCTTCCAGCGTGCCGGTAGCCTTGTAGCTCTTGAGCACGGTGCCAGCCTGCTTTGCGATTTTGCGGGTAACGCCAAGAGCCTCCATCAGCTTCTTGATGGAATAGCCGAACATTTCGGTAAATTCGATCTCGCGAACTCGCGCAAGATCAGCTTTTTTAATCAGCTTAGGATCAACAGCCATTTTTATTCTTCCTTTCTAAACAAATCCATATTTGCGGCGATTGCAGCGCGCCGCTCCGCTCTGTCAGTGATTTGCATGATCTCGTCTTTCGTCATCGCCTTGCCGCCGTCGCTGAGCCGTGCGCCCATGTCCACACGGACAGAAGGTTTGGAGACAAGCCCCTTGTAAGTTCCTTCGATAAGTGCATCAAGGCTCTTTGTGTCCTTGATTTTCTCACCGTCCATCTCCAATGCGGTCATTTCCTCACCGCAGCCGCGCATGGCAAGATCGAGATTTGCGCCTGTGATATTTTTGCTCTCAAAGTAAGCCCGAACAGCCTTTTCCTTTGCCGCCTTGCTTTCCTTTGCTGTAATGCCGGATTTATAAGCCTCGAAGTCCGAGTGTTCCTTTTCGTACTTCTCCTTATATCCGCCATCGCCCGCCGCCTTGAGGTCGTCCAACTGCTTTTGAACGTCGGGCAGTTTCTCCGCATCAGACTTGTACTTGCTGACATCAGCCTTCAAGCCGTCTACGGTATCGGTATGTGCTTCAATGATGGTGTCCACCTGTTCGTCGGTGAGTCCCATGCCTTTCAGTAATTTTCTGGTCAATGCCATTTCTATCTTCCTTTCCTTTGTCCGCAGTTCATCGCGGCGATAGATTGTATAAAAACCGCAGTGCTTCGCGGGTTTTACCTGTAAATTATTTGTAGAAAACTTTTGTCCTTTCTGGTTGCTCCGGCAATCCTGCCGCCTTGCTGAACCTGCTATATTCTGCGTTTAGCCGCCGAAGCTTTATGTTCGCGGCGGTCACGTCCTCGGAAAGCCCAGCTTCTTTGTATGCGTTTCTAAGCTTCTTCTGCGCGCGGATTTGCCGCTCTATGCGGCGTTGCATCTGCGTCGCTTCATAGGCTGTGTAAGTCTTTCCGTCAAACGTGCAGCCAAGACCATCGTCGATATGCTCAAGCTGTTCATCGGTGTAAGTCCGCTCCGAAACTCCCGGAACATATGGGTATTTGTGATGCCGACAGTTTGCTCCTGTCAGACCGTCAACATATCCGTAACCGGTCGTTTCCACAAGGTCATCGTAAAGCCCCAGCGGGTCAGGTTCGCCGCTTTCGCTCTGGTAATAGACTTTCCCTTGCCAGTCTTTGTGGCTTGACCACGGCGACGTACCCGGCTTGTCACGCGCCCCAGAGTGCGCAGACACTTCAAAGTATCTCGTCTCAAGGTACTCTGCGCTTTGGTTCGTGTACTGGTCGCAGATCTGATTCACGCCGGTCATGACAGCTCTCCGAACAGCAACGTCGATGTGGTCGACGTGTCCGCTTTCGTAGTTCACGACTTTCAGACCACCCGCAAGCTGCTGCACCGACGATTTGATAGCCTGATTGTAGCTGATAGCGCCGCTCTGGATTTGCATCGTGGCATTATCCAAAGCCCACTGGTACGCTTTGGCAGGTGGGAGCATCGTCCGCCCAGCGTCCACCAGAAAGCCCATAGAGCGCGTAAGGTTGCGCATGGTCTGCTTCGTCTGCTCGTATATCGCCCATGTGTCCTCGACGCTCACCAGCGTTTCCGGCTGCGTAACATGGGCGAGATCGATAAGGTCGGTGTAATACCGCTGATTCCGCTCTACTACATCGTCCAGCAGCTCTTTCAGCTTCTTTTCGCTAATTCCCGTAGTCTTTCGGATCGCCTTTTCGATGTCCTCCAGGTCAATGCCGTGCGAACGAAGCGCTCTGATTGCCTGAACAGTCACTTCGTTCAACTGGTCTTTCAACGCAAGCCTACTGCATATTTCATCGAGGAGCGTATCTTCCAGTCCCCGGAATAGTTCGGCAAGCTCCTCTGGGAGGGCGTCGAGCAAAGCAGGCGTAAATGGGTAATGGCTCATGTTCCGTTTGATTCTTTATCGTGAGCATCGTCAGTCGTTGTTCCGAATACTCTCCATTCTGGCGCAGCGGCGTCACCGACGTTTACCCAGAATGTCGTTCCCACAGGAACTTTTTCGTCTCCCATTACTCTACCTCCTGTTGCTGTTCAGTTACCATGTCCTGCGCCTTCGGCAGCGCCGCCTTTGCGGTCGCCTCGTCCTCGTTCATCCACTTCATGCGGAACTCCCAGTCATTCATAATGCCTGCGCTGAGAAGCTGCATGTCGCGCAGGAAGTCCGTCTGCTTGTCCTCAATGATCGAATCGTCAAAGTCTACGGAAATCTGTACTTCCTCATTTAGGCCAGCTTCCATGTACCTGTTCCCCATGCGGAGCAGCGTCCTGCAAAGCTCTGTGATTGCCTGTTCAAGCAAAATCTCATGCTTCTTGATCGTTCGGAACATGGTGCTGTTCTCGCTGATAACCTGCGTCGCTGTAGCAATACTTCCCTGATCGAACTTGTAATGATTTTCACCGAAGCCGCACTTGCTGGACAAGATATTCAACATATCCTGCATGCCGGTGTTAAACTCCGCCGTCCGCAGCGACATATCGACCTGCTGCAAGATGTTGCCGTTGCCGCCTCTGTCCTCCGGAAGTACATAATAAACGGTCTCACGCTTATCAAACACTGGCCGGCCGTCAATGCTCTTGGTTGCCTCCGGCTGCACCACAATGCGCTTCTTGCCCAACACAAATTCGTTCACATAGCTATCATAGGTGATGTCAACGCTCTTGAGCTGGTCGATAGCATATGCAAACACAGCCACACCAAGCGGGTTATTTTCATCTGAGTTCGCGATATTCAGCCTGTCAATGACAAACTGGGGCTTGTCGCTCCCTGTGTGTACAACAGGCGGGATTGTTTCAAAGCCCTTTACACTGGTCAGAGGGACTTCTTCGGAATCATACAAATGGTTCTCGATGTCGTACTCGCCGCCGTTCAGCCTGTGAACTTGGATGTATGTGTACTCTGTATCGTCAACATTTTTTGTGGAGGCAAACGCACACTCCCTGATGATTCCATTGTCCCATGTCAGGGGATAAATGTTCGTCGCGCTGACATAGTTGATACGGATGCGCCCAGGATCAACAATTTCGGAAGTGTCCGGATTGACGGACATTCCCTCAATGACCGGAACATACGCGATCGTTCCAATCGCTGCTTTTCGCTCCTGCGATTCGTTCGCCTTGACCTTCCAATTGTTTTCCGAGAGAATCGTGTCTACGAACTCCTGCTCCTTCTTCCCCTCGAGCGTGATGTTTACCCGCTCGTTCATCAGCAGGTTTGCCCAGTCCTCGCAGACCTTTTTCGCCATGCTTACGGAATATCTGTGGCATTCCAATTCTTCAATGCCATTCCATACCGTGTAACTGTGGAAGTCCTCGACATTCCCTTTGTACCAGTCTCCCCACACGCCGATCAGCTTGTAGAAATCAATGCCAACTGTATCGAAGCCCAGCTCCTTTAATGCTCTGCGTATGTTCACTCTTTCACCGTCCTATCATATGCCCGGCGCGTTCCAGGTCTTTGTAATAAGGCTCTATACTGTACTCAAACGCATCGAGGCTATCAATATCGGATGTCCCATCGTCAAGACGCTCGTCTTCGAACTTATCCGGGTCATAAATTGCTGATTGGAACGCATCGATCAAATGCGGGCAGTTCCGCGAAACCTTGAGCCTGCCTTGCTTCATCAGAAGCACGACAAGCCTGATCCTGTCTGTGATCTGCATTTTCAGTGCGTTCTTGACCTGGGTACCCAGCCGGAGTTTTTGCGCCGTGTGATCTAGACCTCGTATAAGCACCGTTTCCGCGCTATCCGCTCGTGTCTGGCTGTAACCATACTTTGATGTTATCAGTTGACAGAACGTAGCAAAACGCCGGTTTAACGCATCTGGGTCAATTTCTTCGTTTTTGATGTATTCTTCTTCCAACGCCACAACCCGGAAATCTTTTGTAATCCCGGTAGCTTGAAATTTCGTTGCAGACTTCGTTCCACCGAAGTCAACGCCAATGGAAATAACAGAAAACTTTGTATCGTTTTCTTCCGCCCATTTTATAGGATCATCAATCAGATACTTTTCTGTGTCGTTGGCAAAGTCCTTGTAAACAATACCTTCCGCAGCTACCCAAATCCCACGGATGTAGCGATCATAATAAACGGTTCCTTCGTACTCGCGCTTCAGATTTTTTACAAACGCAGGCGGCAAAAACGGGTTATCGTCTATCGTGTATGTTTGGCTGAAAATGTCCGCGTCGCTGTCCAAGAATCTTTTCAGCCAGTGGTTCGGATACTGCGGATTGTATGTCCCATCGAAACAGGAATATTCTTTGTCAAGGCGGCTTTTCAGCAGCGCGAATACTTCTTCCGACCAATCGGCTACTTCGTCCCCATAGCAATATTTAATCGACGCACCGCGAATCTTGGAAACTTGGGAAACCTTCTCGGCCCCGAGGCAGTAACATTTCTCTCCGAATATCCATGCCGTATTGTCGCTTGAGATCGTGCCGACAAGCTCGTCCCCGTAAATGTTCCGCATCGGCTCCAGCACATTTCGCTCAATCGTGGATTTTGTTACGCCGAGAATGACGGCCAAGCCATCTTTTCCGATTCGCTCACGAATCCGAATCGGTATGATCCATCGAAAATCGAGGTAAGTCTTCCCGCTTCTGGTGGCGCCGCCCTTGAAGTTCCAGCGATGTATTCCGTATTTTACAAACTCAATTTGTTTCGGACTTAACAGCATCTTGGAACTCCTTCAGCATCGAGTCAAGCTTCTCCATTGTCGTCCTGTTGCGGTCGGAAGCAGCTGCGTAGCGTTTCATAAGACTATCACCGGCTTTCAGCCGGTCGGACAGCGATGCGTCCATGCCGAACTGGTTTTTGACCTCCCCGCGCATGACCGCAGTGTAAAATTTCAGAATTTCGTTGGAATCTGCGACAAGCGCAGCCTCTTGTTCGTCCGTTCTGCGCTTGATATATGCAGAAATTGCAGGTTTTCTAAGGTTTTCCGCGCCCATGCTGTGCGCTGCCTTTTCTTTATACCCTGCTTTTTTCGCCGCTTCTGTGGCATTGCCGGATTTTAAATATTCTTCGCAGAATCGTCTCTGCTTCGGCGTAAGCTTTTCATCCGCCATCGCTGTAAAGTCCGGCCAGCAGCTTCACCACATCCGCAATCTGGTATGTTTCCAGCAGAGTGACGTTCTTCGGCTTTCCATCAGGTCGATATTCGTAAACCATGTATTTCGTCACCATCCTGTCATTTTTCGCGGAATAGGTCTGCATTTGATTGATTTTTATTTTGGTTCCGTTGTACAAGAGCGCTGTTTGCAGCTTGTGTGCAAGGGCGCGCAAACTCGCCATAGCCGCTCCTTTCTGCCTCATTCTTTCGTTCTCGTGTCTCCGTGTGTGAATAAATATATTTATTCACACCGGAGAACACGAGAACAGGAGGAGGAGGTTTCCGCAGAACGCTGCGGTGCCGATGAAAAGGGGCGTAGAGTTGATCTCTACGCCCTTATAGTAAATGTTAAATTTGGCTCTGGGGCGCAGACTTTTTCATAAAAGCCCTCTTTTTTGCCCCACAAGGCGAATAAATTGCCTGTGCCATTCCTGCGCGGTGCGTTCGGATACATAAACCGCCATTGCAGCGCCTTGCAGGGTATGCGTCCGCTTCCAAAGAACCAAGTCTATGAGCCGCAGCCGCTCCGCGCCGTCAACGAGCTGTTCCGTCTCCGCGATTGCCTCCTCAACGGCAGCGCGCTCGGACTTCGTCATCAGCCCGCCGCCCTTATAATTGCGGATCATCCACTTTGCATATGGCCACCAGCCGTAGCGCGGCTTACTCACGGCGCACTCCCTTCCTTTTCTTGCAGTGGCTTACATCATTATACCGGATACACCCGCATGTGGTAGAGGAATACGCACATTGTGAGTTCTCGCACCCATCAACTGCCTTTTCGTCCAGCACATCCTTTGCCCATTCCCCGCGCGCTTTGTCCAGTTCATCTTTGTACGCCGCGCACAGAAACGCAGCATTAGTTATAACATGCCACAGAGCCGGTAAGCCGCTCTCATAGTCGAGCGCCAGCGGATTATCCCAGATATGCAGAACGTGGCGCAGAAGGGCGTCCAGCCACTTCTCGCGCGGCACCTTGCGCCAGTCCTCCGCGTCGGCGTATTTTGCCTTTCCAAACTCCCGCACCTGCATGATCGCCTCGATCGCCTCTACCGGCACGAGCGACGGCCTCGGCTTCCCATCATCGTACTTTGCGCCCTTAATCTGTTCCATCAATAGTGTACCCTCCCTTCGCGTTTTGCCCGATCGTATTTCCGCTCTCTGGCGGACCTGCCGATTGTTTCCATCCCGCGCTCTATGCGCTCTACCTTGCTTTTGTTGTACTCGTCCGCAGCCTTGCGATACTCTATGTACGCCTCGCAGGTCGTATGCTTTGCCCCGCAGCCTTTTTCGGGACAGTCGCCGCACGGAGCGGAATATGGGCTGATTCTTAAATCTCCCTGCATTCGTCTACCCTCACACAGACCCGTTTGTTTCCGACGCGCACAACATATCCGGGCATGCTGCTGACGTATTCATATTTTTCCGCGTCGTACACTTCGCCCATGCGCGGGCGCATGGCGGGATAGACCGGGATGATCGCCGTGATCTGAATCCGCACTTCATCCCATGCGCGATCGCGCCGCTTGCCCGTGCAGATGGGATGCAGCTTGCGCCATGCCCCGGCACACGCCCGACTGCAAAGATACCGGCCATCCGCGCGCGGCTTGCAGGGCCGGGTAAACACCTTCCCGCAAACCGGGCAGGTCGCCGTGATGTTTGCCATTACAGCTTTACCCCCTTGATGTGCTTGTCAAAATATGTGGTTGCAACGGCCATAGCCGCCCACATATCTTTCGCAAACTTCGTGCCGTTCACATAAAAGAAGCCCGGCTCTTTTTTCGTCCCTACACCTCCGTATCTGTCAATCAGCGCTTGCCGGATATTCTTATCCTTCGCGCTCAGGCAGCCGCACAGGTACAGCTTTTCTTCTCTCCTGTATATCCTTTTCGGCTCATATCCGCCAGACCTCAACGTAATTTCCCAGAATCGCCCGACCCAGACGCAGGTGTCGAACACTTCCTGTCCCACTGTTTGCCCCATCCCCTGCACCATCTCGATTGCAACGTCTATGCAGTTTGCATAAAGCTTCCGGTCAAGCATATCTGTCACTGCCGGATTCTCGATCTTCCCGGCCTCCAGCACGCGGCGAATTTCCTCGCCGTCGTGCTCAACCACCACATAGCCAGATTTGATATTACCGGGGTCAATCGCCAGAATCGTTCCCATCAGGCCACCTCCTTTGTTCAAAGTCTTTGCATTCCTCTCTGGGAAAGAACCTCCGTTCCAATTCCTTCTCCGAGAACCGTTCCGCCTTGTGTTTCAAGCACCGATACGGATAAACGTAGTTCTTTCTGTATTCCAGATTTTTGCATGTCAAGCAGCAATCCTGCATCAGCTTTCCTCCTTGCACCGCACAACCGGCACAGCGTCTGCGGACGGAAAGTTATCGACGGTAGTAACTGCCCACGGCTGGACATACGGTTTACACTTATCAGCCGCCATCCAAATCCAGTGATCGTCTTTCCAAATCAAAAACGCGCTCATCTGCGGGTATACGGCGTATACCCAGAAAACGCCACCGGATAAAAGCTCAATCTGAAACATTGTCGTTACCTCCATCCATCTTCGCCCCGCAGTTGGGGCAGTATTTGTAATTCAGCAAGCTCACGTCATCGTCCGTCTCAAAGCACCACTCTTCGCTGCAAAGGGAGCACTGAATTGTTGTGAGGCTATTCCAGTCATCATCTGCTCGCAGCCACTGTCCATGCACCACCTCCGCAACGTCGGCGGCGGGCTGACGCAGCAGGAGCGTTTTTACCCGCTGCGGTGTCCAGTTCGGATTTTCCGCGTTGCAGGCTTCAAAATTTGCCAGTGCCTCCGCGCGGCTGATGTATTCGTCAGACATCGCTTACCATCCTTTCCAGCATCGACCTTGTTTCACACATCGCCGTGATATACCCTTTGCAAAAGCTCATCAGCATTAGGTTGTTGGTGCTTTCGTGCCGCCTGTATCTTCTTTCTGCATCTTCTATATGGTCTTTTACCATCTTTAGATGCACTTCCAGCGCGACGTTTTTTGCTGCAAGAATTTTGTTTCCCAGTTTGCGCTGCCCGATGCTCGGCGCGCCTTTTATTACGTTTTCCACGACATCCAGCACACGCGCAATCGTCTCTGCATCGAGAACATCCGTGTTCCAGCGCCTGATGTTCTTGTAATCTGCTATCGTTTCAAGCAGCCACGCGCTGCTGATATACTTTTCAGCCGCCATGCCGCACCTCCACATACCGCCAGCTCTGCGGCGGGCGGGTGATCGGTCCTGGTGCCAATCCGAATTTTGTCTCCCGCAGGCCGGTAAACTCCCACAGATTGCGCGGGTGATTGTAAATTCTGAGGTTGGAAATGTGCCAGCCGTAGCCGACGCCGCCGTCCAGATACTTCTCCAGCTCGTCTTTTGTCAGACAGGCATCCGCAAGAAGCGTATCAAGTGGTGTGCAGTCCATGTTCCAATCGCAGATGCAATATTTCGGCGGTTCACAGATTGCTCCTACTCTGACGATCCTTTCAAAAATGTCGTCGCATACAAACTCGCCGATGACGCCGCCCTGAACCGAACGGTAAATGTAGCACTTAAACGGCGTATCCATCTTCGGGCGTGTCTTGCGCACCTCGATTGTCTTTTCACCATTGGCAATCTTCTCGCACCACTCCGGGCGAATGCTGATCAGTACCGCTTTACTCATGCTTGTCTCCTTTCAAAATTTCCTCCATCAATGCCTTAAAAATCGGGTATGCCTGCTGCGGCACTACAGCGTTTCCGAGGCATTTAAGTCTGTCCACCCGATTGGGAATCCCATGAGCCACTCGACCCACGTCGGGTTCAGCTGCCCACCAATCTGATCGTTCAGGGCATTCATCCGCTCTGGGTTTTCGTATCGTTCCCGCTGTCCAGTCCTGTAGTCCCTGGCACATGGTGTCGCATACAAAACCACACCGCGCAGATTTCCACGCACAAGATCGTGTTCCGCCGATTTGCTCCCCGCGGGTCCGCTCCCTTTGCTGTCGCTTGCTTTCGGTGTCGGAAACAGTTTCGTCGATTCCGGCGAAGAACACCCTCGATCTCCTGTGCCAAGCTCCGACAGCCGCAGCCTCAAAATTAAACACGACGACGTGATAGCCAGCACGCTCCAGATCCTCGACCACCTGCCCGGCGGCAATCTTGATGATTCCAGGAACGTTCTCACCGACAACGCAACGCGGGCGCAGCGTTCGGATAACTCGGAGCATCTCCGGCCAGAGGTATCGATCATCCCCTTTGCCCTTCTGCTTTCCAGCCACGGAGAAGGGCTGGCATGGGAATCCGCCGGAAATAACGTCAACTGTTCGTAGGCCTGTCCTCTCATAAAAACTCTCCTTTGTCAGCGTCCGGACGTCGCGCCAGCGCGGCACGTCTGGCCAGTGCTTTTCCAACACCTTCGTCGGGTAGTCGGCAAACTCACACTGCCCGACGGTCGTAAATCCTGCCCACTCGGCAGCCAAATCCAGCCCGCCGATCCCGGAAAACAGGCTCAGATGCGTCAGCATCGTGCCTCATCCCTCCCCGGCGTCAGCTTTGCGAGCATGATCTGCCCCAGATCCGCCACGTACACCAGCCGCCTGCGGCTGTACACCATCCGGTCGGCCTCGATGTTTGTGATATCCTGGCAGGCGTCACACACAAACCTCATACCAGCGCCCCCGGCCGGGTGTCCGGCGTGCTTCTCTTGAGCAGCATTTCCCGTGCAACGTCGCGCTCCAGCTCTGCTTTCGCCAGCGCTTTTTCGAGGCGGTGGATCTCGATGGACGCGGCCTGATTGCTTTCGGCCAAAAGGCTGTTGCGTTCCAGACATTTCGTAGCATTATGAGCCACGGCCCTTCGTTCTTTTTCCTTCTCGCAGGTCTGGCAGACATAGCGTGCTGCCAGTGCCCCTGCCAGTTTTTTCAGCATTTTCATGTCTTATCCTCCTCGTTTTCCGCAAGCATCCGTTCGACCGCTGCCATCTGGAACGCCGTCAGATCGTCTCCGTGGTTCTGCACGCCGTGCCGCATTTTCTCCGCGCCCTTCGGCGGTTTCTCGAACAGCCGGTTGACAGCAGCCTCTTCCAGCGGATTCAGCGGGTCATGGTGCCCCTGCACACCGTAGCCGGGCTTTGCAGCGCGGCTGTATTGTGCAAGCTGTGTTCCGCCTTTGTCCTGTTCTTTTGCCAGCCAGCGGACGATAAACGCGTTAATCCCGCGTTTTGTCTTCCGCTTGGCCGGATTTGCGTCCAACCAGCCCCTCATGTTCCGCAGCTGCTGTATCACGTCGACAGCAGGGTACAAGCCCGCCCATTCCTGGCATTGCTCCACGGAAACGGAATATTCCGTTCCATCATTCAGCGGCAGAGAGATTGCTGGCGGCGTGGATGCCGCTTGCGGCTCCGCGCTATCTTCCGCATCTCGAATAGCGAATTCGATTCTCGATTCTCGATTCTCGAATACGGGAACATCTGCATGCATTTGCTTGCAAATGATTTCATCCGCTTGTTTCCCGTCATCAGGCGACGGGAATTTGCTTACCTTCGCACGCTGCGTCTGATACTTGCCCCATGTTGGTAGGTAGAGGAAGCGCTTGCCCTCAAACACATACAGAGCAATCAATCCAGCACTCGCCAGCCCATGAAGAGCATTTTCTACAGTTTTGAGCGTGAGGTTTTCTTTCAGCGGGAAGAGGCGGTTTTTCACTACCGCCGCTCTCCCGTCAAAGCGTCCGAAATCATCACAGTTTACAATGAGCCGATAAAACAGAACTTCTTCAAACCACGAGAGTTTGTCGACGCTATCGCTTGTGCAGATGCTTTCCCGAATAATTCTGTTCGGCATATTTCAGCCCTCAGAACGGAAGCTCGTTTTCGTCGCTAATCTCCATCTGCGGCATATCCGGTTCGGAAAACGGAACTGGCGTTGTGATGGGAAGCTGCGAGAAATCCGCAGGCTGTACTGCTGCGGGCGTCTGCCGCTTCTCGGCAAAATAGCACCGTTCTGCAATGACCTCGGTCGTTCGGCGCTTGTTGCCCTGCTTATCCGTCCAGTCTCGCTGCTGCAGGCGTCCTCTGATTGCGACGAGCTGTCCCTTTGAAAAATACTGCCCAACGAAATCAGCGGTCTTGCCAAACGTGGCAATATCAAAAAAGTCCGTAACTTTGTCCTGCCCCTGCGGCGCGTAGTCACGCTCACAAGCCAATGCAAAGCTTGCTGCGGTTGTGCCGCTCTGTGTCATGCGGATCTCCGGGTCACGGGTCAGTCGGCCCATCAAGATCACTTCGTTCAGCATTTATGTATTTCCCTTTCCCTGTTTCTGTGCGCAACCCCAGCAGAAGCAGCGTCCAAACTTTTTTGTTGTCTGCTCCGCAATGCTCATTGCAGAGTAAGCATGTCCGTTGATCGTCTCGCCGGTGATCTCCTTCCCGCAGGCGGAACACTTAAAGAGCATCTCCGGCTTCTTTGCAGCCTCGGCGGGCTTCGCAGCAGCGGGCGGTTTCCGTCCGGACGCTCGCCCGGTTTCTCTGGCATATTCATCCGTATCGGCGTCCTTCGTATCGTCGATGGCGAACAAGCCGTTCAAGGCGTACTTTCTGGCGTAGGAGCTGGCCGTGCCGGTCACCTGCGGTTCGTCCATGCCCTTCTTGCTCTCCGGCTCCCGGGCGAAACCGAACGTGGTATATTCGCCCTCGCCGTCGGACAGAGTCGCCTTTGCCTTGACATAGATCCGGTTCCCACTCTCTACAATCTCGTCCGAGATCGTCAGGATGCAGCCCTGCGCCTGCAGCAGGGGCTTTACAGCCTCTAAAATGCTCTCGCAGGAGCGGTATTTGTAGCCGCCGAAGTTGTTGGTCTTGTCCTTTGGCGCTTTCAGCTGCGCCTGAATGGCGATCAGCTTTTCCGTAAGCTTCATCTGTTTACCTCCACAAACTCACCGTTCTTCAACTGATACCACGTATCGGGCTTGATGTTCTCGCCGTCGACGTATTCCGTCTTCACGCAGCGCGGAACGGATCGACCCTTTTCTTCGGAATATTCCCACTCCGCAAGCGTGATCCAACTCCCGATTTTTGCTTTTACCGTACAGCCATGACCCGCGCAGCAGATCACGGAGTCGACGCCGGTACTATCGATCTGGGCGTAGTCGCCCGAGCTGCCGATCTGGGCGGAGTCGCCCGAGCTGCCGATCTTGGCGGAGTCGCCCGAGCTGCCGATCTTGGCGGAGTCG